GCTCGGAACCTGCCGTGCAGAAAAATGACCTGTAAAAAGTTATCTATGTTTTTTATTGACAACAACTTACAGAAGCTATTACTTTTAAAGTCATAAGTATGGGTAGTATCAACACTCAAGCTTTTGTAAGTGCTACTTCCTTGTGTAAGTCCTTGGGAATCAACAGGTCGTTCATGGCTTTTCTTGGCTTTTGTAACCTCTTGATATAGAGCATATACCAAGAAGCCAAACTCCCAGGCTAGGCAAAAGAACATCAAATGGAGTGCTTTCATGTGATGTGCCTACTCAAGAGAATGTGCCTTTTCCTTCTTTAAGCCCTTAATATGCATAGATTTAGCTGTTTGTTTTTGATATGGACAAGTGATTTCCCATGTATTTCCAGGGGGGCTACCGTTTATTTATTGCCCAGGTTGGCCTACCAGGCTCCACCCCAGCAAGGGGGGTATGGTGTCCATGGGCTGGCCATGCATGGCTAGGCTTGTGGCGGGGCTCCCAGGTGCCTTTGCGTGGCTTCCTCACAGGCTCCCACCTGCCTCCACCCATGCCTCTACCAGGGGCTTGGCCTCCTCGATGAACTCTAGCCTTTGGGCTTCTGACCAGGCTGATGGGCTCTTCTTGGCTACCCACTGCTTGGCCTTGAATACATAGGCTAGCCAATGGGCTTGTGGTCTTGGGCTTGAGCCCTCAATGGGGTCTGGCAAGATACCTGCCCATAGGCATAGCTGTTTGAGTTCCCCTGGCTTAGGGCTGGCCAGCATGGTCTTAGCCTTGGCTACCCTCTCCAGGCGTCTGCCTTCCTCACCATTGATGCCACCAATATCAAGCACTTGTTCAATATCCAGCCCCTCACTCCTGGCTGACAATAGCAGTTGCCCTGCATCGGCGGCTAGGCTGATGGCTTCTGCCATGTCCTGGATTGCCTGTTCCCTGGCCTGGCGTAGTTTGGCTACCGTTTTTTGTAGCTCCAATCCTACCTGCTTTTCGTTGTCCTGGATGATTGCCTTACTCATGTGCTTGTGTCTCCTTATTGTGCAAAGGCTTCCCATGGCATTTGTGCCTCCTGGGCTTCCTCTGCTGGTGGTTCCAATTCTGCAAACCTGTGCTGTGCAAAGCCTCTCTCTGCATGGGGTGGCACACTAGAGCATGGGTTCTCAAGCCCTTGCAAATAAACCACCACCTCACCTGGCTGGCCATCCAGGCCAATACCTATGCCCATATCCCTTACAATATAGACCCTGTCCTTGATTGGTAGGCTGTTGTAATAGACCAGTATGTCTGTTGGGAACCTGTCGTCCAGGCACACAACTTTGCTCCCAGACCTCACTTTTTGCCCCTCCCTACCGTTTTCTTGATGCCCTTTTCCCAGGCTCCCTTTGGCCATTTCGGACATTCCTGGCGTCTTCTCTGGTGAATCCTAAGAGCCCTTTCCTTGTAAATCTCCCTAACCCTTTGAGACCTCTGCACCCTCAACACAAGCCCTGTTCTTTGGGATAGCTCAGATAACCTGGCTGATAAAGCCGCCCTGGTGTAGGGCTTGCCTGTCAGTGGATTGATGTATTTCTTGGCAATGCTAGTGAGGCTTTCTGGGCTCCTGTTGGTAGCTAGGGCTAGTAATGCCTCATCCAGGGTATCATCCCTTTTGGTTCTGAGTAGCGGACCACTCAACTCTGTTTGGATGGTGTCTTGAATCACCTGGGCGGCCATCTTGGCTAGTTCATCCAGGCTAATGGCTGGGTTCATGCCCTTCATCTTGGAAAGCCTCTCCTTTACCACATCCTCCATGGTATCAATTTCTGAGGCAATATCTGGGGTGTAGCTGGCCAGGATGCTGTCTGCTGGGTCTTGATTTATAGAGGGCATACCGTTTAATTTTCCACTTCTACCCAGGCATACCTGCCTACCCTGTTCAGTTCTGCCATGGCTTGCTTCTGGGTTGAGAAAAACAGGTCAATTACTGGAGCCCTGCCATAGCTGGCCTTCTTTGCCACCACTGCTGTTCCAGTGTCTTTAGCCACATAGGTTTTCCCATTCACCTTTACCCTGGAGCCATATTTGATGATTTTGGGGTCGACAGCACAGGTCTTACCACTAACAAGCCTATTGCCTGTTGAACTTTCATACCTGGTTGTCCATGGGTCTTGGCTTGGGTGAGCCCAGTAAGCTGTAATTCTGGCTTTAATCAGCTTTTTAGGCTTTGAAACAGGCTCAATAAGTATGTTGGTGGCTTGGCATGGAGCCAAAAGGGCAACAAACATTACCAAGAATCTCATATAGCCACCTGTTCTGCATCAATCCAGTGTGCAAATCTCCCAGGCTTAACAATCTTACCGTTTTTCTCTAACCACCTGGCATGATATTGGACTGCCCCCTGGCCAAGTTTAAGGATTTTGGCAATCACTGCTGTTGGGATGCCATTGATTAAAAGCACTGCAATGGCCTGGCGTAGCAAATCTATCCGCTCTTCAGTCCTATTCTTGGCTGTAAGCTTCTTAAACTCTGTATTGTCTGGGCAAAGTTCAATTAAAAGCCTTTCAGCCCTAAGTTGTGCTGATTCAATGGGCATAGCTTGTCCTAGCTTTTGAGTTTATGGTGTCAATGTTGGTGCTTTATTGGTCACAACTTACACACAAGGGCTTCTTATGCTCCTCTGGGACAATCATTGGAGTTGTGTTCTGCCACTTAATCAAATGATGAATCCTGGGGTTGCTGGTGTTCATCATTGAAATCCTAACACTGGATGGGTGCATCATCACCGTGGTGAAAGCCTTGCAGTATGTTCCAAACCTCAGATACATATCAGTTATACCGTTTTTCTGGCTCTGGGTAGCTGTTTGAACCAGGCTAATCATGGGAATAGTGCCAAATAGCACTCCCCTGGAGCCCAAGGTTACGTACGTATTTACGTCCTCATTCATTGCACCAATAAACTGGAATGGCCTATCTGTTGAGCAAATAAAAGAGTTCATACATTTTCTGATGAGAGGCTTCTTGGTTGCATACTTATTTTCAACACCACCAATGAAGTCCCCGCCTTGGGCAAATGCCATGCTTGAGAATCCTGTTTCCTTGTAGAACTCAAGGTAAAGGCCAAGCACAGCATCCAGGTTGGATACATAGTGAACCTTCAGCTTCTCACCACACCTGCTCACATACCTGTATTCAAATGATATGTAGTCATCGTCCAGTTCCATGAAGTATTTTATGCCAAGGTCTTTGGCTATTTTGAAACAGGCATTCCTGGCATGGGTGATTGTCCTTCTTTCATCGAAGTTGTTTCCCTCATCAACCTGGTCTGCCATCTCTTTCTTATTAAATACAACCACTCTGTCCTTGCCAAAGTTGGCAATGTATTTGTCCAGGGTCTTGTCCTCATTATCAACAACCAGGTAAAGCCTTCCAGTATAACCAGCATCTTTCAGTGTAGCCATGGTCTTTACATTGGTTGGCCTACCATGGGTTAGGATGAATATGGCAAAATCACTCTGCGTGCTCAAGATACTGGCTCCTTATCTCATCGCATAGCCTTACATAACCATTCTGGATTGCTTTGCCAAAGTCTATGATAACTAAGGCAGACTTTTCCATAAGGGCTTGGGTCTCTGGTGAGGCATGGGCATAATAGTCTGCAATCTTTTCATAATTGAAGACGCTGTGCCTTTTGGCCGCCTCAATCAGAAACTCCTTTTCGTCCTGTGGAATGGCTGATGCAAGAACCTCTCTAATTAGGCTGTTGGATTTTGAGATGTCCACCAGTTCCATTAGGTGTGGCTTCTTGTTCTTTGGCTCATAAACTGGAGCCTCTATTTTGGATGAGTATTTTGACTCCTCCTTGTCTATCTCAAGCTCTGCACCAAAGAGGCTGGCCTGTTTATGGATTCCATCCACTGACCACCTCCCATCCTTTGTCTGTTCTTTTAAGAATCCTTGACCTTCCAATCTTTGGAACAGCAAGTTTTGCACTTTCAATGCAATCATAAGCCTTTGGAAGTTCTCTCCAGGTAAGAAGGTTGTGATCAACAACCTGTATTTTGAACAGAACAACCTCTTTCCTGGTGCTTGATAGGTCTTTAATCAACATAGTATTGGCTCACTTTCTTTCCTGTTTCAGTCTCCACATCCCTACTCTTGATTGCAATGCCATTCTTTTTTAGGTCATGGATTCTGCTTGCCAGCCTAAAAATCCCATAAAGCTTCAATGCCTCCAGGGATGTTATGGGCTTTCCACTTTGCAAGTGTGATAGCACCTGCTGGCACTGCTTGGAGCCTATTGGCTTGATTGGGTGGTGTGTCTGGATTGGCTCAACAAAGGCCATGGTTAGCTGAGATGCATAGTGGAAGCTCATTTCTTTGACCCCTTCAGTTTGTAGTTAATCCAGTTCATGTTTCTTGCATTGAGGATTGTGGTGTGGTCACAGCCCCATGCCCTTGCAATCACTGATGCGGGTATGCCAGCATTGTATTGGTCTTTCCATAATGCCCATCTTCTGGCAACGATCTCTGAATTTTTATTGGATGTTGCCCTGCACATCACCTTTCCCTTCTTGAACTTCTTTCCCTTTGAGTAGGAAAGCTCTTCTGGGACTACAATATTTGCAATCTTGCCCTCTTCATTTGGAACTGAATGCTTCAGCACCATGCATGATTTGATCTGATTGATCTGAGCCCCCAGGGTATTGTTTGATATATCAATTTTCTGCATCAGTTCTTCAATCTTCTTTTCAAGCTCACCAACCCTGTATATTGTTGCTGGTAATGCCATATCAATGTTGTTGATCATGATGTTGGGGCTCCAGCTTTCTGCCACTCATTGAAGCTTGTGAAGCCCATTACCCTGTAAAGTGGTGCTGATTCACAAGACGATTTATATTGTGGTTTTGGTTTCATTATTTGTGTTCCTTTTGTTTGGTGTGTTGTTGTTGTGTCCTTGTTCCTTCTGAAGCAGTTCCTGGCGGCGGCTTGCCAATCCTTTACATGGCCTTTTCCACCAACCTTCCATCCATTGGATTGGTAGTGGTCATAAGCTCCCTCAACTGAATCTCCATGCCATCCAATTGAAGTTGCATATTCACACCATTCCAAAAGACTAGGGCGAACATGGTGAGCCCTTTCTATATGTATATTCTTATTCTTACTCTTACTCTTATTCTCCCCCCATCTTTGATCAATAGATGCCTCATCTTTGATTGATACATCAACCATCTTTGCTACATCTCTGCGCCTATAAGCCTCCATCTTTGAATTGATTTTATTCAATCCTTGTGCAACTCCTTGATGGTGAATGGCTCCATCTTTAAGTTCAAAGACTCCAGCTTTTTGCAGTTCATCAACTAGATGCCCTGCCTCCTGGCCAACCATTCTGCTAATCTGTTCTTTGCTTGGGATGTTGCCAGCAATCACCAGGCTTCCATTGCTGTTGGCCTTATACATTAAGCATACAAGGTGAATCCAAAGCCCCCTGGCCTCAAGGCTAACTAGGGAAAGCTTCTCATTGGAGAGCCACCTGTTTGGTTCAAATGGAAACCAGAAACTATCTTTAATCATTTCTTTTTAGCCTCCATATCCCTCTTCTGATATTTCCTTGCCCTATCCAATAGCTCTTTAGTGATACGATGGGAATAGTCCAGGTGGCTCACAATGTCCTTGTAGTTTTCCCTCTTTGCATGGTCGAAGTCTCTGAACAATTCTTTTAATCTTTTGCTTACAACCCTGTGAAACTCATCTACAATCATTAGCCTCTTTACACTCATTTATTTTTTTTAATCCTTTCAATTAAGTCTTTTACCAAATCCAGCAATATCTCGCACACAAACAAAGCCGTGAGAAATGCGGCGAATAATCCAATGCCCATAATAAACACCGCCCACAAACTCTTGGCGATGTATAAAAGGAAAGTTACCATTTGGGTGCTTTAGGCCACGATGCCCACATCCGAACATTTGTTTCACTTTCAGTCCAGCTTTTAGAAACAAACTGACCGCAGACGAAGCGACCACCAAGCACCTCACCATCAATATCAATAAGAACTCTTTCATTTTCTTCTGGTAACTCCTTTGTGTTTTTCCAGACCAGCATTGACCATTTGGTTATAGGCACATCAATTTCAATAGCGGACATTTTGAAGCCTCCTTATCTCTAGCACTACATCATTCAAAACATCCTTGATCACTTGATCTTCAGTAGAGTCTGCTATCTGTTGAACCAATTCAGCACAACGATTGCGCTCCACCTCTGCCACCTTTCCAAAGTTTTCCCTTAGTATATTTGGGATTTCACCCAACACCTGGGAGCCAATAGACTCTGTAGCACTAGAAAGGAATTTGGTCATCTGGGTTCTCCTTGGTTACTGCTTCAGCCTCCAGCAAGATTTCTCTGATGATTTCATTTCTAATGATGTCGTTCTTATATGGCTTGCCATCTTTACCTGGCTTCAGTTCTTGCTTGGACAACCAATCAAGATAGTCTAAGCCCTTGCCACTTGGGAACTGGGCAATCTCTCTGAGGCTTGAGCCCTTATGCTTTCCAAAGTTCAGCACCATATCCCTAACTCCACCAAGCTTTTCATTGGCTACTTGGGCTACAATCTTTTCAGCAAGTCCTACTGGTGCCTTGATAGGCTCTTCATATTTCTCAGTGTTGATGTCCTCAAACCCACCATGAGGAACTTCTTCAGCTGGTGTGGTGGATAGGTTGCTATCGATCAGAACCACAATATGGGCAAAGGCTGAACGACAGGCTCTGCTGATTGCCCTGGTCTGGCACATTGCCCTTCTGGCGTATTCTGGTCTCTTAGCCCACATGGGCTCATCATCTCCAACAAATCCCTCTGCCTGGCTAATAACCTGGCCATCTGCCATCTTCCTAACTTCTCCAATACACCGAAAGCCACCCTCTACCTTCTCAACACCTTTGGCAGAGGCAACACAGCCATGAGCAACTGCTATGGCTTGCCATCCCTCCACTTTCACATAATCTTTATTGCCAATTCTCTGTGCTGTTGCCTTAACAATTTCACGACAAGCTCCAGCAACATCGGAACTCTGCCTTGCCAGGATTGCCACCTGGTTGTTTGTTGTAGTTAGTTCACTGCTCATTTCATCCTCCTTATTGGTTGGTTGTTGTAGTCGTAATCCCCCAGGGATTCACGATCTTCTCTGCTTCCACTGACAGGTAAATTTAAGCTTCTAAGGTCTTTGCCCTGGTCGTATTCAGTATCTGGAAAAGCACCGAATAATCTTACAACCCATTCATCTGTGGTTTCACCTGGTAACTTTTTATTGGCTGGCTCCTCATGCCAGAATGTTGGTAGTTCTTCACTCATTTTATTGTCTCCTTTATTTTGTTTAGTAAAACATTGTATGCCATAGAGCCACCCTTGCTGATGGTTGCCTGGATGGGCTTGAGCCATTCAGAAGTTATGGAATGTGATGGGACTCTGAATACCAAGATGCCCCTGCTTGCGGCCTCATTATACTTCTCCATGTCTTTAAGGAACCCCGCCCCCCTGGTGTGCCGTCCACCTGTATAGACACCACCCTCAAGCTCAATGGCAACACCAGACTTGTGGAAGTAATCAAACCTCCACTTTCTTGTGGGGTGGAACTTATATTCTGGAATCAGTTCTTGGCCATGGGTAATCCTCCACAGCAGTTCAAACTTTTTATTTGCTTTGGAGGATTTCATTTGCCTCTTAGTTCCTGCCCCACCATTTTGGCTCTGGCTCAAGCATGGACTCTGCCCTGGCAATCATCCTGTTATTGTGCTTGATTTCAGCATCCAGCCTTTGCAGTTCTTGGGCTACAAGCATAACAAATCTTTCCCTGTATTGCTCTTGCTCTTGCATGGCATTACCAAGTCTGTTCAGCAGAACAACCAGGCACAGGCCGCCAAAGCCAAGGATGATTGCAAGAATTATTTGCACAGGTAATCAACCCAGGAATAAATCCCAGCACCAATAAACATTCCAAGTAAAATTAAGAAATAAGCTTTTGCAATTTTCATAGTGTGTTCCTTTGTTGTTCTAGGGTTTGTGGTTAATGTGTCAATGAATTATTAGGCCTTAATATAATAGCCATATACACACCTTGTGCCATCCCTGGTGCAATCGTGTGTATCATTTACAATTCCATCTACTACAGCGGCGAAGTGACGGGTCACTCTGCATATAATTCTGCCCATAGGAAGCTCACTGGATTTTAAATGGGTTTGGCATCCAGTGCCAATGCCCATTGTTGCAACCCACTTCCAGCCTTTTGACTTTAGGTAAGACCTAAGATGCTGGTGAAAGATTCCAGTGTCTGGGGTATATTTACCATTGCTTGCAATCTTGGCCTGTCTCTTCTTGGCCAGGGGCTCATCCTTCATCAGCCTCCAAATCTCTTCCCAAACAATGCTGTAGGGAAGTTCCAATGCTATTGCCACTGCCCTGGCACCGCAGTCCCTGGCCTCACCCTTGTAGCCAGCTTCTTTTCTGCCACCATCATTGTATGTCCAGTTCATATAGGATTTCCTTTCTTGATTTATATTTTAGAAAGTATTTCTGTTAAGGCTTGAGCATATCCCTTGGCGTGTCCCAAATCCTCGCTACTTTGATTTGCCTCTCCATCAATAATGTAGGTTTTTAGTTTTGGGATTTCTGCCTCTGCCTCTGCTTTGTATTGCTCCATCAGTTCTTTAAGTTCTTTTATAGTCATAGGATTTATTTCTTTCTTGGTTGGGGTTAGCTTTTGTTGGGTAGGTTGGCAAAGATTGCCCTCACTCCCTCTTCAGTCATAAAGATGATTTTGTTTTCCTCTTGCATTGGGTCATAGATAAGCCCCTTCTTGCAGAGGCTACCAATCACTCCAGCGGCCTGGTGCTTGCCACCACAAATCTTGTGGGCATCTTTCAAATCACAATTGCTGTAGTTATCAGACAACTGGCTTTGAATGTTGTCGTAATTCAAACAGGCAAACAAAATATCAATCTCTAGGTTGGTTAAGGAAATGTTGCCCTCTTGCACCTGGGCAATGTTGGTGTTGGTGTTTGTTGTTTCTTGCATACCCACAATCTAATCTATGTTGAGGGTTTGTCAATGGTTTTTCTTCAGGAGGATTGCATTGACCATCAATAACTTATAGAGCCTTGCCTAATTTATAATGGATGATTGGTGTGACTCTGCGACCAGAACCATCAAAAACTCTGAACACCTTTTTCTCTATGTAGCCATCATGAGTCATCCTCTGAAGAAGTTTGTTTCTTTGCCCAGAGGCAACTCCATTCAATCCCATTTTTCTTAAAGCAACATCTCCAGTAATCCAGCCAGGTGGAACTTGCTCCTGTTGTTTTGAAAGAAATCTGTGAAGTGTCTCTGCCCACTCACCCTTAAACTCCATCTTTGACCATGATGTTTTTTTTGCTTTCATAATGGGAACCTCCACTCTCCACTGCCTGTTGGTGAAAGAACATTAACGATGCAATCCTTATCATTGTATTCACCCCAAGCAATTCCATGTTGCCACCTGGTGATACTTCTATTTCTTCTGGCATAATTCATTGAATCAACATTGGCCAAGCATCCAATTGTCCAGCCCACTGGAGCCCCAACACTTCTTCCAGCTGATCTGTCCACCCTGTGCAGATGCCCAATCACAACGGGCTTCTTCATCATCTCTACATGGTCGCGGACGGCGTGCTCATTGAACATCCAGCCATGCCCAAACAATGTTCCACCATATTCTCTCCAGCCTTTCATAATGTCGTATTGGACAATCTCTGCTCTTAAATCTTTGCAGACCTGGTGAAGGTCAGCCAAGCAACTGGTGGCACAATGAGCCAGGATTGCATTGGGAGAATACTGATGCTCGTAAACTCTATGCTCGTGATTGCCTACAAAAAATACATTTGGCTCTAATAACCTTAAAAAGTTTATGCCCGCATTAAAGTCCTCTGAGATGCTGGCGGCTCTGTCTGCTGAGTCTGGAGACCTCATTGCTCCAGCCCTAAAAGCGGCCAGGTCGATGGCATCACCTAGGTGCAGTGTAAGGTCTGGCTTCCATCTCTTCTTAAATTCAAGCACCGCCCTGGTGGCCTTGGCATCAGCCAGGTGACCATGGGAGCATGAAACAGCAAGGAACTTCTTAAATTTTTGCGCCATCATCTCTACCTGTAATTACATACCAGATGGTTCTGCAATTCTCTCTGGCAGTTAAGGCACAGACTGAATCGTCTTTCATTCCCTCATAAGCAAGTTCCATTATGATTCTCATTTGCTGTCGTAGGGTGAAAAGATAGGTCAGTTGGTCTGTGGCTTCCTCAAGTGAGGATTCAACAATCTTTCCTGTTGGCATTCCCCATAGGTTTCCACCATGCTCGGCTTGACCTCTGCGATACTTCGATTCAAGCATCTCACCTGCGGCTAGTTTGATTTGCTGAAGGTGCTGGGAATGGCTGGGTGTGAATTGATTATCAGCCACAATACCAATGCTCTTTGTCATGCTCAACGACTAGACCATGGATTCTTTTTGGCAATGGAGGAGATTTTTTTATCCACAACCTTTTGGATTTCTTTCTTTGGAATTGAAACAAGCTCCCTCCACCCAGAAACATTGGCGTCCTCAAAGTGTGGGGTCTCCCATTCTAAAAATCTTAGGCCATGCTTCTCACCTATTTTCCTCATGATGCCATAGGTAAGTTCATCATCCCAAGCTGTAAAGTATTCACCAGTGGAAGAGCGTGCCAAGGGAACAGCATCAATGGCCTTGCCGTGGATGTGCAGACTCTGTGCTGGTTTTCCCCTGGCATTGGTAACCTTAGTTCCTGGCTTGGTTCGCCCCCTAGAATAGAGTTCTTCCTGCTCCTCTGGTGTTCTTACTGAGCAGTAGATAAGCACTGGTATTTTCTTTTCCAGTAGCTCTGAATACCACTTTGCCACCCTGGCTCCAAAGGTAGCCTCTAATCGTTCTATATGCCCCCTGGAGCGTTCAGCCGCCTCCCTTAGGGTCATTGTTCCTCAAGCCTTGATTTATATCGTTCTGCTTCCTCCAGGCTTCTAGATAAAGCTTTGAGCGTCTGCGCAAACAATTGTCTGTATTCTTCTTGGGTAGCTTTGGTTCTGTCCAGCTTGTCCCATTGCATGATGAAGTCTGAGATTGAGTCTTTGTGCGGTGCTTGGCCAATGTCGTATGGCTGTGTTGTTGCACACCCAACCAGGGTGCTAACGACGATGAATCCAAGAATCCACTTCAGCATCTCTAAGGGAACGCCTGTAAGCAATTTGTTCATCATCCCTCTCCCTCCTGGTCTTTAGTCTATTTTTAATCCACCACCCACCAACACCAACCAACCCTGCAACAATGGCAAGGATTGAAGTAATCATTTAGTCGATGTGGAGTCCGAGGGTCTTTAGAACTGAAACAATCTTTTCCAGGACGCTGTCATCTGCTGGCGTTGGGGTCAGCTTCACTACGATACGAGCCAGGACAATCACTGCACCCACAACCGCCATGATATTTGCAAAGTTTTCAGTAATCCAGTTCATGCCTTGTGCATTATGTCAAGGGTTCACCAGTAGAAGTGTTGTAGGTTCCACCATAAGACCAGTATTCACTAGCTACGATTGTAGATGTAAAGTCTGTAATTAGAGGAGTTGGGCCGGGAGGAGAATAAAATCTGGTATAATAAACTTTTTGTTCACCTGTCGTATAAACTTGAAATCCATTTAAGGTGAATGGTTCTATTGTATATGGGTCGCCCTCAACACCAAGAAGAACGCCAGCCCGATCATCTTGGTCTGTTTGAAAATATACATCCAGATAAAGACGAACAAGAGGCTGGGTTGGCGATGAATTGAAATAAAAATCAGCACCTCTATATCCAAGGTTAATCTCCACAATCGCACCAGTATAGCTTATGTTGTCTTGATAATTATAATTGCAAAGAAGGCTCGCTTCTTCTGATGCCAAAGATGTTTGCGTTCCGTTCCAAGTAACTATTTCTGGATAGGCTGGGTCATTAAAAACATAAGTAGTAAATGAACCAGATACAGAAAGTTTTCTTACTCTCCAATAGAGTTTCATCATTTCAGACAATGTTCCTTGAACATATTGACCCGTAGTAATTCCACAAGGAACATACCCACCAGCCTCGGAGTCGTAATGACTAAATGGGAATGGTTGGGCAGTTAAGATTTTACCCATAGGATTTCAGCCTTTCGGCTCTCGGCTTAATAGCCGATGACGGAGATTCGGTAAGTGGCCGTGTTCACATCCCTAGAAACGCTATCTGCATTTACACAAGATAAGCAAACAACATTTGGAGCATAGACAACCCCTTGAATAATTGCACCTGCTGAAATTGCAGAAGGTAAGCCAACCAAAACTATGTCGTTCACAGCCGCACCAGTAATAACTACATCCCTATAATGCTGATCGTTGCTAGCTAGCGTTCCAAATGAAACAGATGTTAGCGTAGTAATGGTTCTTGGAGATTGTGGAAACACTCCGTAGGTTGTCCCATTTGCTATCAATCCCACATTGATTAGGCCAGAAACAACATTGATATTTGCGGGTTGTGTGATTGGGGTGGAGCCATAGAAGGCAATCTTTGAAGCCGTGCTAACCCCAATCTTTGTTCCAGTTGTTGTGCCTACTCCCAAATTATATCCATCAGAAATTGTGATGGCAGTTCCAGAAAGGTCTAGGATTGTTGAGCCAGTTCCAATGCTATTGTTCTGCCAATCTAGAAAGGCCGTTCCATAGCTATTGTATAGCTTGCGGTTTGTGGCATCGACATTGGCAGTTGAGTCCTCTACAAATAGGGCATTGGCTTCGGCCTTGGTGTAATACGATGCTTGATCAGCAGGGACTACAGCACCTGTGGTGATAAGATCACGTCGAACATTGATTGTTCCCTGGTAGATCGTCTTGGGGGTTCCACCCTGAGTAAGCTCAATTTCAATGGTGGGGGTAATCGTATCAGTTCCAGCTTCGGCAAATAGCTCGTCGAGCTCTGCCGTGGCCATTGTAACTGATGTGCCTAGATAGTTTCCATATATAACACCAGTGGAATCAAGAACCAATTGATAGGGCAATGCCTGTGAGCCAAGAGCCTGGACAAATGAAATTGAATAGTCTCCAGAGTTATTTCCAGAATCTACAGAGACATTGTTTGCACCAATTCCAGTAACTGCTGTTAATGCTTCAGCAAAGCTTGCGGCACTTGCACCAATTGCAATAGCTGTAGTTGTATTGTTATTGTAAGACAGGACAATTGAGCCGCCTTCTGCATCTGAACCAATTGCCAAGTTATAGGTTTCATTCCTTGGGAATGTGGTAGAGCCAACCTGGGTTCTATTCAAAGACACAACACCAGAGACTGAAGATGCTGTGAAGCTATCAGAATAAACAGCAGGGTTTCTACGAAGCTTGACTACTTGCTGTGCTTGAACGCTGGCTGAAGGATAACGCCTGGTGCTGATAATAACAGAGCTAGTTGGGAAAAGTGTGAAGCTTGAGCCACCAAAAGACATGGCTGTATTTGGCTGGGTTGCTGTAAGCAGATAGGCATCTGGCTCCAGGCCATAAACTCCACAGGTAGAAACATTATTGGAGACTGCTGTATAGATTCTTGAGGCAACCGTAGCCTCATCAGAACTCCAGGTAATGGCATTGGATGTTACAGAATTGATTACCAGCTTAAATGCTCCATCGCTAGGGCCGTCATCAATGCCACCAATGCCAAGCTTTAATGAAGCCCCCGTGGTATCTAAATCACGAAGAAAGTTGTTTGTGTCCCTCTCTTGGAGACGCACACGGAAGTTATAGGTGTCGTTCCTGGTGAATGTAGGCAGAACTCCATTCTTAACAGAGCCAGCCGCCACCAGGGTTCCATTGGTAACATCAATAAAGAAGTCGATGTTTTGAGCCATTTTAAGTGCCTCCTATGTCAATGCTAGACAGACGGGCCATAAACTTGAATTGTGGCTGGGGTTCCATTTGAGCAAACATTAAGGTCAATGACTCGCAAGCCAAGGCTTCCAGCACCAATTCCGCCAGATACTGCAATCTGAATGCCATCTTCTTTTTCAATTAAGGCAATGCCAGTTCCAGCTATTGGCTTTGTGCATTCAATTCTTCTGATAATGCTATTAAAGAATCCTAGAGCTAGTCTGCAATCACCACTTAATTCTGTTAGCCTTGGTTCTTTTGTCATACTTGTGTTGCATAGGCAAATGCACCAATGCCAAATTGTTTCTCTTTGAATACTGCCTTAGCCACGAGGAATTGACCCCTTCTTGTGGAGTCTATGCTATCCATGCAGTATCCAAAGTAAGTTATATTTCCAGCATTACTTTTTTGAACAATTCCAATTGGTCTTGGCTGGCTTGGAAGAGTAAGTCCATTAAGCTCTGTTGGCATTGTAATAAATCTTCCATACCCAACATTTGTGAACTGCTGGGTTGCTGGAATACCCTTTACAAGCTGACCAACAGCAAACTCACTCTCAACTAGGTCTGTTACAAACTCAATTTCAATAGTCAATGGCGGGCCATAGATGCCAGCACCAGTGGTTGGAATCTGTCTTACAACAGGCTTTGGCAATCCACTTGAGCTAGTTAGGCCAGCATAGCCCACAGACATTGTAGTTAATCCACCATCATTCTCATCAAATGTAATTGTCTCAACTGCCATCCTTGCATATTTTGTTGTGGCAGATGAAAAAGATGCATGAGTTGTATCTTTTTCTGGAGCAAGAATTGCCCTATCAGCAGTTCTGATTATATAGTTTTCAGTAATAGTTTCCAAGCCATTGATGTCTCTTTGGAAGTTTTGCCTTTGCAAGACTTTTGCATTTAGAGTTTGTGAAGAGGATGCTGATACAGGGTAGCCAACAATAACTGCACTCATTTAGAACCTCCAGCCGCAGATGTTACAATTGGGGCTTGTGTTACTTTAACAAGAATGTCCTCAATGTTCTTCATAATATCTGGGGCTCCCTGTTTATTGCTTGCCATAACAGCCTCTGACCTGCTTCTTGCAACCTGTGCTGGTTCAATACCAGCCGCAGTTCCGGCAAGTCTATCTGCAAGAGTTGGCATCTCTGTGGCCGCCGCCCTGGTTGCCATTCTAACCCTAACATCTTGCATGGTTACTTTTTTGTTTTCAGCCTTAGAAAGTCTTTCAGCCTCTGAAGTTAATATTGTCTCTTGAGTCTTAAAATCTTCTTGAGGATTCTGTTGTTTCCTCATCTTCCTGGCTTGGTCTAAAGCCTGGGAGCCGGCCTTGGATGCCAGCAGAACACCAATATCTCCACCAACGGTTTCCTCAGTATCTTTCTTTGCCTGTGCATCTTGTTCTTTGATCTTTTCAATTGCCTTTTTGGATGCCTCTATAAGCTTTTTGTTTGCCTCTTCAGCGGCCCTTATCTTCTCTTCTTGAGCATCTTTGAAGTCCTTAACTCCCTTATCAAATAATGCTTCTTCTTGCTTAATTAAACTATCTGTAATTCTAATTGAAAGTCTTGCAGACTCCTCATCAGTTTTCTTTTTCTCTTCAGCAATCTTTTTGTCTGTCTCTTTGGCTTTTTTAAGCCTTAATCCTCTAAGCTTATCTGCCTGTTCTTCCCTTGCTAGTTCAGCCTGTTCTAGCTTCTGTTGTGCAGTAAGTGCATCATTGCTTTCAATTTGTCCAAGCTTTTTCCTTGTCTCAATGTTGATCTTGAATACTTCAGCCATTTCATCATCCAAATCCATGATGATCTTTTGCTGGGCAATTCTCTCTGCCTCTTGCTGAGTAAGCTTATCTCCAAGTGCAATCCTAGTTTCAACAGCCTTAACAAATGCCTTGGCCGCTTTGTCTGCATCATCATTAAAGAAGAAGGCGGCAATAGAGTTCATTGCACCCTGTTTGCCAATTGCATTCTTGCTTTCATTGATTGCAGTTGTTAGTGACTGCATCTTTTGAGTGGTTCCTTCAATGCTATCTCCAGCCTTGGCTCCAACTGCCTTATTGAGAGTCTCTGCAAGCTTGTCTGATTCTTCCTGGGCATCAATTAGTCCCCTGGTCATCTTATCAATTGCAAGATATGCGGCCACCCCAAGCCCACCAAAACCAGCCGCAGATGCCAACCCCTTGACTACTTTTCCTAAGGACAATCCCCTTGCTCCAGCCTGTAATATGCTTTTGGCAAGACTATCCATGCCAACACTTGTCCTCTGAGATTCAGCCCTAAGGCTTGCTAGATATGCCCTAAGTCTATCTACATTCTGCCCAGATTTCTGGGTATGAATTAGTAACTCTCCTTCTGCGACCTTCTTCATGACATTAAGCTCTTGTCAGCCCTCTCCTGTATTTTTCTAAAGATATAGACCATCATGTCCTCTGTCTCTTCATCTACAGCCTTTTGCAGTGCTGTATTTAACCTGGTTTCAATTGAAACCGGCCCCCTTGCAAATGTCCTTGGGTTGGCTGTTGAGTAAAAATAGGTTCTCATGGTTTCACCTGGAGTTGCTTTTACTCCACCACCAAAGCTGGCAGTTCCCTTTTTGCCCCTTAATTTTGCAGAGTCCTTTGCCCCTCCAGATTGCTTAAAAACTCTAAGTGCTGGCAACCAACCAGATTTCAAATACCCAACTGCACTGCCCAGGGCTTTGAATGTTTTCCTTATATATGCCTTCATTGATGCTCCACCCAATCCACCACCAGGAGGGTTGCCTGTTGGCCTTCTGCCAAGCCTTATATTCCTTCTGTAATTGGCTATTCTGTAGCCATCCATAGTTCCATGAATAACTTTTTGCCTTGGTTTGGTAATCTTAGTTATGCCTGTTTTCTTGTTTGTTCTTGCCCTCATCACCGTTGCAGTCCTAGAGAAGAACGACCTTAGAGCCCCAAGGCTGGCCTTTTCTGTATTAACAATGGCCTTCATGAGGATATTGGCTGAACGCCTATTAAGCTCATTGGTTATGTCTTTCCTGGCCAATGGAACATATTGCTCCAACCTTCTTTCAAATTGTCTGGTATCTAGTTTGAAGCTCATAAGCCTAATTGTTTTTCAAGGTCTTTAATGCTTGAAGCCTTCAAATAGCCCCTCCTTCTCAACTTAACTCCAGACATCCACAGGTGAACATGGTTTGCTTGGTGGAATAAGCTAATTGGAAGCTCCCACATAATGTAATCAATGCTCCAGCCTGTCCTTTGTGCCAACGAGAATACAGAAGCCGCTATGCCCGTTGGCGGGGTCAGTTTCCCTGGGTTGTTGCCCCTGGTGCAGGGATTGGCTCAACCTGTCCCTTGTTTGCCTCATCAAGAATAGATGCAACAAGACTGCTTGCATTTTCCCTATCTGTCTCAGTTTTGTCTGAAATCCAATCAAGAATAGTTTCTCTAAATAATTCCTTGTTCCAGCAGAGTCTGATTGCTTCTTTCCTATTCTTCTGGAGTTGAATATGCAGAAACACAAAAGACCATACAAAGAATGGGGTTGAGTCCTCATCACTCCTGGCTTGTATCATTAGAAGCCTGGAGCCCTCTGTATATGGTGCAAGAGATTCTCCCTTGAACTGCCTTTGTGGAGCCACAAAAGCCGATTCTAATGCTTCTTCTAGGATGTCGTTCATATATGTCTTAAAAGTGCCTTCTTTCTTTCTGGGCTGGCATTCTCTGGCACCATGAGGGTTTGCCCACCCATTTGAATAACTCTAATTGGCTCTGCACGCTTCACAAGACCAAGCCAGGTCTCTCGATTCTCAAGAGCCGCCCTAACATATCTAATTGGAGATTCTTGATCAGACTGCATATCTGCCCATGTTCTCTCCATTTCTTTCCTTGCAATGTCTCCATTGCCATCAGAAATAAACCAGAATGTTACTTGTTGCTGTCCATCTTTAATCACCCTTGTAACAGGATCGACGGGTCTTGGCTTTGCACCAAAAGCCGCAACAGCAGAAGCAACCTTGAGATTTGTGGTTCCCCAGTAAGTATGGCCTTCCATTTTAGGATTTCATTTTCTGGGGATTGAACCCAGTATTCTTTAATTAACTTACGTTAGGGTATCCAGTGGCACTGATGTCCAGGGTAACAAAGGCATCATTGCTCTTGTTAATTGTGATGGAGTCAATGCGGAGGGTTCCACTGCTTGTAGTGGCATTGGCCAGGGCGGCCAGAGCGGCACCAGCAGTTACAGCATAGGAACCAGTCACTGCAACAGAGAGGCTATATCCAGTGGTTGCATTATAGAATGCGATACCAACGATGTCGCCAGCTTGGTTCCGAATTTCATTCTTCTCAATGTTGCGTGTTTCACTGAAGCTTTGAATCAATCCAATACCTTCAGTGGTTGCCCCGAAAACCAATCCGGGTTGTCCAATTGTCGTTGCGGGCATAGTAATGTCTCCTTTATGTCAAGTTAGGGTTTAGTTAGAAATTTGCTCTTAATTATTTCCCATCCAATAGTGAAAAGAAATCCACATACAGCAACCATTCCAAGCATCCTGTGCTTCAATATCTCTAATACACTCACTCTGTTTACAAGGTCTGCATATCTAGAAAGGCTCATTTCCAGCATTGATGAGATATTCTTTTGGCGTTCCTCCATCCTGGCAAGGCGCTCCTTGATCTCGCTAGAGTCATTCTCACTCATAGCCTTGAACCTGGCTCTGTAACCTTGATGAACCATTCCCCACTTTCATCCTGGTAAGCCTCAATGAATCCTTCATCAAAAAGATAAGATAACGCACCAATTTTCTCTTCATCAGAGATTTTAGACCAATCAACATCACTGCTCATAGGGTTCCAGCAGAAGCTCTCTCAACATCTCCCATGGTTGGGGTATTGGGGTATTTGGTTGATTGGGTATCTGTCACTTGAATTGGACTGCAGGAACATATAATTCCAGAAATAAATATGAATATCAAAGCCATCATTGTGGTGTTGCATAGATATTCAGTGTTAAGCCTCTTTGCCATGCATCCTTATCTGTTCTTATAGATGGTGTCTGGCTAACAATCCTGGCCATGAATACTTTTGTGTTGGCTATTAAATTCTGAATCTTGACCACCAAGGTTGGGGTTTGCTCATAGAATGCATTAAAAACATCGCAATACTTTGAATCAAAATCCTCTTGGCTGATTTTATCAGCAGTGTCTGAGTAGTTCACCATGACATTCAAATCATAAACACCAGTATAGTTCCCAAGAAGCTGAGAGTTAATGGATGCTTGGATGGTAACAAATGGGTAAAGCCTAGCCCCAACACGATTAGCAGTATAAACATTAACATTGGACACACTAGACAGAATGCTTGCAACGGCATTCTCAAGGTTAAGCTGGATTGATTGGCTCATTTTTTAGCTGTAGCACTGATGTCCAGTGTGATTGTTTTTGACCAGGTTCTATTCTGAGCAATGATCTGTGGGCTTTCACTTGTTACTTTAGCAACATAGACAGAGATGCTTGAAACATTTGTCATGTAAGTTGGCAGGTCTGGAGCTCTGTAAAGCTGGTTCATGATGTCTTGGAACTTTGCATCGAATGCCACCCTGGTTATTGAGTCTGCCCTGGCTGTATAGGTAATGGTTGCTGGCACGCTAAAAACACCTGTGAACGGGCCGAGAACCTCAGAGCCAATCTGTGCTTGAGCCACCATATTAGGCAGAAGTCTTGCATCCCCTCTTTCACTTGTGTAGGCATTCAATCCAGTTACAGCAGAGACAGCATTGAGAAGCCCATTCTCAACCTCTCTTTCAATGGATGCCATGGCTTTAGGTTGTAATCTCTGCCATGTCTATTGTATAAGAAAGGCCATCTGTGGATTGTGAGAATCCAGCAATCATCCTTTCAATACCAGACACCGTGCAAAGGTTTCCAATTACAGGGGCAGAAATCATGGATGCACACACAACAACACTTTGTGTGATTCTAAAAACATCTCCACCCACATCTAATTCAGATGACACTGCCAAGTCAGTGACGCTGGCAGAAACAGCACTTGAGCCAAGACCAGTGACAGATTGCCACATATCTATGATCATGTAGTTCAAATCTGTGCTGAAATAGGAAGTTTGAATTGAGCCACCCACAGACCTAAACTTATGTCAATTATACAATAACAAGGCCATCAAAGTGATGAATGTTATCTTGAACAAACTCATTTCTTTGACCATATAGCCTAGTTTCCTTTCCAAGCCTAACTGCCGAAGCAACTACTGCTGGGCTTGAGTTGATGCAAATAAATTCCTTGGCATCCCTTATGGCTTTTGCCATGTCTGCAATGGTTGGTGCCGTATAGGTTCTGATGCCATGGATTTGATGGGAGCCTGGTGGGCATAAAATTATTGTATTATCTGTGCCTAATTCACTTACTACATCTTGAATAATCTCAATGGGATTCCTTCTATCTCCCTGGCTTACACCAAAAGGTGCAATAAGATTAAACTCTTCTGGAAGCCCTTCTGCTGGTGATTTGTCCAAATTATCTAAAATAATGCTTGTTCTGTCTGCATCCTTAATGGAATGATGAGAATACACAAAGTCATGCCATGGCTTTCTTGATTTCCTGTATTCCTCATATCTTGAAGGCCAAACCTCTAGGTCAATTGTAAGTCCTTGTCTATGGCCGGCCTTCACATAAGAAACCATTTCAAAGACACCATGATATTGGGCAAAGCAATCAAAGAACACCTCGTGCCCTTGGTCTGCCAAATACTTGCAAGCTGGAAGGCATCTAAGCACATCCCCAAGTCTCTGGCTATATTTTATAGTTCTAGGCTGTATCATCAACAACACTCCTGTCTGCTACAAATGGCATATAATCTGCAAGCCTTACCGGCCCCTTGGTTTCTTGTAGCTTTTCCCATCCTTCAACAAGCCCCTTATATCCATAGAAATCTTCCTTAAACTGCACCTGTTCCCTGGTGAAATAGGCAAAGTGGTCAAAGGTTAGCCCCCAAGCCTCAGTCATTCCCCTGGGAATCATTAGTCCATTCACATTTAGTTTGGGTGGCTCATGGCTAACAAACTCAATGCCATTTCCCCACTTCCAAGCTCTAAACCATTCATACCAGTTGGAGCCAAAACCCTCCTTGGTCACAACCTTTTTGTTCTTCCCAACATAGTAATTACAATGAAACTGCATTGCCATGCCTTCCTCACATCCCTTCAAATGCCCATAGATTGCATCAAGCTGGTCTGCCCTCCAGATTTCATCAGCATCAACTTCCATAACCACACCTTTTTCCACACCACTCAAAGCCTCTTTAATCATGGCCAGCTTTCCTGGGAATGACTTGGCTTGCCAATAAACCGAAACATTTGGTTCGTTAATGCTATTTAGATATTCGTGCGTTCCGTCCACGCTCATAAAGTTCTTGTGATATTTGTCTGGAACTTGCTTGCACCAGCGGGTGCATCCTAGGGGTTCTGAAACTCCCTCGACAATACGCCATTGCCAAGGAATCTTTAGCTTCTTGAACTCATCAAGATGCCTATTTATGTAAGGCATCCCATTGAGAACGATGGTAAAGATTGTCAGCACAATTCAAAAATGGCGGCTCCGTTCCGCACCGACCAATCCTCCCAAAGCAATTTGGAGAATCCTTTTAGTTTATGATAGTTTGTCCAGTTCTTAATGTCGTTTGTATCGTCCAAGGCAATGATTGAATTATGTGGCAAGAATGGTCTTACACACCTAAGTTCTGCTTCACCAGAGAATGGTGAACCATCAATAAGCACAAAGTTGAAATGAACATTGTGATCAAAGTGAATGTCCTCAATGGCATTGGTTTGATATGGTTTGGCAGTTTCCATACACTCATCATGCCATCCCAAAACCTGCTCAAGTGGGTATGCATTTAGATTAGTTTTTGTGGTTCTGTAAAATTCCTCTACATCAGCATTGTTCATCCACATATTTGAAACAACTGCTGTGCCTTGCACTGATACTCCACCCCTTGCCTCCAGGTTCATCCTGTGACGGCCAATGCGATCTGGATGGTTTTCAATAGAGAAAAGCTTTTTAGTTCTGATGCATTGGGTGGAGCCATCTCCAGTTCCACCACCAATCTCCAAGCCAACATCCAGGCCATAGCTATACCTTGCTAATGCCCTGCCAAATGAATCTTCAAAGCTTACTTCTTTCATATTTATGCCCAGTTGCTTGCCTTCCTTCTGTCGTAGATGGCTTTACCTTTCTCATAAAATTCTGGTTTGTTGTGGTGGACAAGTTGCTGGTCTGCTTCTTTCCCAGTGTGGATTGGGTTCTCATGAACAAACTTCAAGTCCTTTGCCTCAATAACAACTTGGTCGGCATAAGCTCTTTCTGTGAACTCGTTATCGGAATACAGCCCATCTGACTGCTGGTAGTCTGGATGGAATAGCCATCCACCCTGGGTCTCAAGCCTCTTTTTGTTTAGAATGGCCATGCAGAGTAGCTTGTCTGACCTATAGCCATCTGATACTGCCAAGACTTGATCGGTGGTTTTAGAGCCAATTAAAGAGCAAATAGAGGCATCCCAGTGTCTTGGTGGAGCCCAATCATCGGACATCTGCACAATGATGTCTGAATTGGCCAGTTTTGCCCCCTGGTTCCAGGCATTGATAATGCCACCAGGATTGCATCTAATAGCCTGGTGTGGGGTGTAATCAATGGGGTCATCATGATCTACCATGAAAAGCCACTCAACCTCCATGGGTTTTTCAGCCGCTGAAAGCCACTGGAACCTTCTTTGCCATGCCAATTGTTGCCTTCCCCTGGTTGCATGAACAATGGTGATTCTGGGGGCTGGCTTTAGCTTTTTCATCTTGGCAACCTCATCAGCCTTCCCAACACAAGCTGAAGCAGTCTCATATAAGTCCATTGATTGCCAGCCATAGATTGCCTCAACCTGGTTCCAGTAGTGTGAGGATGGCCTGGGTAGGCTCATGGCCGCCCTGGCTGAACCCCAAGCCTTAATCCATTGCCCTCTGCCAGCATACTCCAATGCTGTCCAGTAGTGTGCCTCTCTTCTGTCTGGCTGGAGTGTAATTGCCTGTCCAAGATATTTCAGCCTGTTCTCTGGCTTTGCACATCTGCCCATATTGCAAAGAACATCGTATCTTAAAGTGTCATCAAGATCTTTGAACATTAAGGCCATTTCACCAAACTCCAGGCACTTCTCAAAGTTCATTGAAAGAAAGTATTCTTGCTGGGTATAATAAAGAGAATTTGGGGCTGGCTCCAGGGTGTCTTTTAAGATTGTAAGATTTCTGTCTGCTGAAGTCTTTTTGTATCCATGGGGCTTGTGAATCCTAACCACTTTATCCACCCCAAAAAGCTTATCTGGCTCATTGGCAACTAAAGCCTCGTGAACCCTATTCTTCCACTTGCACTTGCCCTTTCTGCTGGCCATTTCCCTCAATGGTATAAGACCAGCATTTTGGACATCGTATCTGAATGCAATTAAATCTGCCCCTCTTTTATTGGCTTCTTCAATGGCATTATCTACCAGGGCTTCTGCTCCTGGTTGCATTACATCATCAGCATCTACCCACAAAGCCCATTCATTTTTGCAAGCCTCCAGGGCTGTATTCCTGGCAGAGGCAAAGTCATCTATATGATTCCAATCAGAGTTTTTATTTTTATAATGAACAATTCTAGCACCGTGAGCCAATGCAATCTCTTCTGTTTTATCTGCCTCAAGGTTCCCTCTAGAGATGCAAACAATAAACTCTTCTGCCATGGGCTTAAATGACTCCAGGCACCTGGCAATGTAGGCTTCCTCATTTCCAGAAATTAAATAGACTGAAAGCTTGTGTTTCATTGAGGATTTCAAGAGTGGTTATTTTTAGGTCAAAGTAAAGCGTTTAGTGTGGTCATTAGGGTGGTTATTCGAGTATCTAAAAGTGCTAGGTTAATGTCTGTTCCTAGCGAATAAAAAGACATTCTTGCATCGGAATACCCTGCACTAATACCAACGAATATCGTAATTAAAAAGGAAGTTGAAGCGACCGAGGCTGTTGCGTCTGTTGTATTTGTTTGTGAGCTACGAATAATTGTATTTGTCGAAGAATTTCTTGAATGCCCTTTAAATCCAAGTGTAGTCCCTTCACCCGCAATACTTATTCCAGTAGAAGACGATGTTCTATTTTTTATATTTAATGAGGAGTCTGTGCCGCATCGTAGCCAAATTCTCCCACCAGTACCAGTTGGAGTTCCGGCAAACACTTTGGCAACCGCACCGATAGTTGGAGATTGTGTTACATAACAAGAAATATGGTCATTATCTGTTGGAATGGACGAATTATTATATTGAGTTACTAATGATTTTGTTGAGTTATCCCCAATCAATCCTGTTTTTCTATTATAATCACCGCTAACAAAATTGTTATTTGTTGGGGCAATACCTTTCAATGGAACAATAGCACCAGCAATAGTTCTTGCCCCAGCCATAATGCAAGCGTTAGTTAATGCAGACCAAGTGCCGTCAGTCTTGCATCCCTTAACAAAAGTATTGATGGCAATCTTAACAGAGTTTTCCAAGGCTTGTCCATCGGCGGCCTCTACTGCGGTGAGATAATTAAGGGCATCTGCATCGTAGGTATTGTTAACAGATAGGGAGCCAATACCACCAATTCTTGTGTTTCCAATTAACATAGGATTTCTAGGGAAAGAGTGTCAATAGATGGCGTATTTGGCGTTTAGATAGCCTTCGACTTGCTGACGCTCCGTTTTTGATAGTGCCTTATTATAAACTAAAATTTCACAGATATACCCACCATAATAAGTTCTTTGGGGTGGGTTGATCGTATAATAATCACTACCAATAAAAAAAGATGAGTTGGATGTATTTATGGATAAATTTCCACTATTTGCTAGTGAACCATTGCTATAAAGATTTGTTGTTGTTCCATTATAATCCACCGATGCAAGTCTCCATATATTAGACTGAAAAGACGGGCCAGTTAAATCGTAAGTATTTGAGGAAAAATAAGGATTAGAATTCAAGTCTGATCTTGCATATAGTTCAAAATTTGTTCCTTCAATAACGCCGTATTCATTTGCAATTCCACAAATCGCATTTACTGAATATATATCATTTACATAATAAACAGCAAACATTGTTCTTGGGGTGGTTCCATTGAATATATTTGCAGTTTTTAGGTATTGGTTTCCGCCAAAATAAATAGCGGGTTTCCCATTCACCACGCTAGATGCAAAAGTTGGATTTGAATTTGCAACATTTATTGACGGATTGTAAGATTCTGGTAAGGCATTTTTATTGTTGCCACTCTGATCATTCCATTGGGTTATCTGGCTTATTTCAACACTTGAAATTGTCACACTTGCAGTTGGAATTTGTGATGGCGTGTATGCCACAGATCCAGTTATTCCACTTGGAGTCCACACTCCGTTTGTGCAAGATGCTATAACTCCTAAAGGTTCTTCTGTTGAAAGATTATATGCATATAAATTAAAGTTTTCGATACTCCCGCTTATTGTAAAGCGATAATCTCCACTATCTCTTATAAAATCAAATTCCGATGGCTGACCCGCATAGCCATATTGTCCATTTGCATCTTCAAGTCCACCACTAACCCCGCTTATTGTTGGTGGTGTATATTCTACCTGATCCTGATACCAAACCACTCCATCGTAGGATATAATTCTTGCCCAGATACCACCTATTGCTAGGTAAAATGCACCATTTTCAGCAATCCAATTTATCGCTCCCAAACTATAATTATTTGGTGAATTATATTGAAAGTTCCAAGTGGGAACACTAGAGGCATTATATGTTCCGGCCCCATCTCCTCCACTCAATACAATTTTAGATATATAACTATATGTAAATTTTTCAGTTGTAACGCCAGCATCTGCCTTGAGCCAAAGACTTAATCCAGAAATGTCGCTAGGTAGGCTAGACGAAGTTCCCGAATAATGGGCATATCCATAACCCAACTTGGGCATTGTTTAGCTCCCGATGGCTAGGACTAGGCCAGTATGCAACTGGAACGAGGACACATCACCCGGTAAATAACTTCCAGCGGGGATGGTTGTAGCGGAGCCGATGGTCGTGCTTGCAAAGCCACTCATTCCAGTAACAGACGATGTGAGGCCATAGAAACGAGTATCAGTCACGGCAACAAGGCCAGCAAATGAACCAGTGGTAGCACTTGCAGTAGTTGAGCTATACCTGCTTCCAGGTCTGGATGCATGAGAAAGTTGAGAATAGTAGGCAACTGAAGTTGTTGGGTCTGGCATAATAATGTTATGGTGCTGTCAAAAAAGTAGGGGCTGGAAGGTTTTATCCCTCCAGCCCCCACTAGGAACACACCAACAGCAGTTTTTAGGCGAAGCTTGTGGTGATGCGGACGGCCGCATTAGCATCAATCAGTTTCTCACTGGTGTTCATGCGAACACGGAGAACGTTGCTACGGCGGGCTTCATCACGATAGCTTTCAGAAACAAAACCACCAGGGGCATCAGCCGACCACACCAGGGTGCGACCAATTCCACCAGCAGTGAACTGACCACTCTGCACATTGGCAACAATGATCTGCGTGTTGGGAACAATGAACCCACCAGAGTAGCTCTTGTTCTTGTTAGCAGAGTTGATTGCGGCCCGACCAACCAAAACCCGCTCCACCCCAAGGGCGGCGGCAATTTCGGCTTCACTCAGCAGACGGCCCTTGGTGTCAGAAACAACACCAAAGAACTGGTTCTGGAGTTTAGTTGTGCGGCGGATACGCTCAAACACAGGGGCAGACATGATGATCGTGTTGGCTTCATAACCAAGTTTATTCAACTCAGTGCGAGCACCAGCAACGTCACCAGCTACATCAATGTTGGAAAGATTCGCATTGGTGTAGGCAGAGATTGCACTCTGGTCAGCAGTTGTGAATGGGGTAGTTCCAGCAAACAGAATATCGCTTACACGCTTCTCATGGCCAAGTTTAATTTGGCGAAGGAGGAAGCGGGCAGACGATGCTTCGAGATCAAAAAACCTGTCAGCATCTGCGCGGAAACCATCATCAATTAGCTCTTCGAGGCCATATTCGATCGTGTCGTAGGTGTCAGTGCCAAATGCACGAACAGCACGAGCGTAATCAGAAGCGGCCGCGCGGGGCTTAGAATCATTGTTCAACAGATCAGCCTGGGCAAGCTGAACTTTGAGATATTGTCCGCTCTTGGCAGGGACGGGAAGCAAAGGAAGAACCTCTGCTCCGATCAAGCCAGTCTCGGTGTTGGGAGCCTCGATCAACGCCTGGTTGATATCGGCCCGAATGGTTGTGCCACCAGAAATAAAACTCATTGTATTATTATTCTTTCTTGGTTATGGGTTAGAACATTGGCACTGCAATTTCAATCACAGCAGAAGTCGCAGTAGCGGCTTCCAGGGCGATTCCAGCAGTAACAAGGTTTGCCGCTAGAGTGGTAACTTGGCCAGCGGCATCGAATTTCATCACATCACCCACAGCGGCCACGCCACTCACGGTTGCGAAGAAGGTAGGATGGAACAGCTTCACGGTCACATAACCATTAGCCGCCACATCTTCAAGGGTTGAACCAATAGCTTTGGTCGCACCAGTTACAGCCACATCAACGCCACCAGCAGTGACGGTAGAAGGCTGAACCATGCGATAAGCAGAGATAGCGGACGATGTTGAGAAAGTCCGATACCCATTATCAATTTGCGTGCTCATTTCTATTTATCCTTTTGTTAGATGTTCTTAATGCCGCGGCTAAGAGCCTCAGCATATTCTTTTGGGTTGGAAAGCATGACGGCCTTCATGGCCTTCAGCTTCGAAGTCTTGTATTCCGAATGACCAGAAACAAGCTCTTCAAAGTTCTTTGGCTCCTCTTTCTTTTCAAGGGCAACCTCAACAGCAGGAGACGCAGGAATGGGCTTGATGCCAAACTGGGTAAGAACTTTCTTCACCACTTCACTCATTGCCTCTTCTTGCTTTTCCTCTTCAACAGATTCACCTTCAGCTTTTGCGCCATCTGCAACTGCCTTATCTTCCACAACAGCTTGCTCATCCACAGGCACTTCAGCCATCTTTTCATTTTTGGGTTTCATCGAATCTTCAATGGCCGCTAGGCGAACCTTGATATCCTCGATATCTTTAGAATAATTGTTTTCCATTGTTTCTCCTTCTTTTGTCAAACCATCACCTTCAACAACTGCATTGGGCAGATCGACGGGGATTGGCTTACCTCCGGCCATATAGCCGAGTTTCTTTTCTGCTTTTACGCAAGAACCAGATTCATAGGGCTTAACTCCCTTTGCTGGCTTATAACCATCCCAGCATCTAAATTCTTTAACCTTTTCCATAAACTTGACTATTTCCTCAAACAATCCATTAGTTGCCGCAGGGCTGGAAACCAGGTCAGCAGAGGCAATGCTCTGGGGTCTGATATAGTCCTTGCCATTGATTGACTCACTCTCATTCACAAATGCCAGGGAGATTCCAAACTGGTCTGGAGCCTCATCTGCCATCTCTTTAATCAATCCATAATGTTGGCTACTCTTCAAAAGCTTTAGGTCTGCAACTAGTTTATTGCCATCAATCCTGGCATTCTTTGCAAAGCCAACGACTGCGTCCAATCCAGAACCGTGGTTCATCTTAACCTTAACCCCATTGGGAGCCTTGTTCATTATCTCCATAGCCTTCTCAAGGCTTACCTTGTCCACAAATAAATCGTGCCCCTTGGCCTCGCCAATCTCTAGAATGCTTACCCCGCCAAAATCACCAGACTCCATTTCCTCTTCATCCCTGTAAGTGCTGTAGGCCACGGCCGCCCTTTGAGTCTCATCTGGGAACTTGCTTATTGCTTCCTCATCTCCCATGAATCGAGAAACAAAGTCCTGTTCGGACTCATCACCACTAGGTAGGGGCAGGGGCATAAAAGCCCACATTATGTCAAAGCCCAAAGCCTAATAGACTGCGTCTTCTTTTGCTTTTTCTTCTTCTGTATCTGATACTTCTACTATTTCTGCCCCATACTTATCTAACTGCATTGCTAGGTATTTACCAAAGAAGCCATCTGACGGCCCATAATTTTTAATAGCCCGATCATATACTGAGTTTATAAGCTTAATAATTTGATCATATTTAGAATCAATTGAAATACCCTCATCATCTATGGTTATCAATGTTTTCTCATCATCATAAAAAATAGCAAAAATTTTGATCATAATAGTTATTATTCTATTCCCCTTGTTTTCTTTAGCAATCTTCCAGTTGCAATTCCAGTAACTAGATCAAACCACTCTGGATCAACCTTGGCAAACTTTGCTGGGTTCCTGTGAAGCAATTCCATTCCCATGGAATAAACTTCTGTTGCTCCAATATACTTTGAACTTGCTCCAAATGGTTGATCATCATATCTCTTGCCAGTATAATATGCACGGTTATTTGTATCAAATTCTGGAAAAAGTTCTGCGTGAGCCTTTCCAAATCCATCTGCTGAACCCTTCTCATATCTTTTGTAGCCGTAGCCTGGCATTGTCTTTTGGAACTTTTGAATCTTTTCACCAGCAGTTCTCTTATTAAGAAATTCCGTGCAAAGGTCTTTTGCTTCTGCATTTCCATCTTCAATTTGATGCCCATATTCATGCATATAGGTTTTTGTCGGTGTCTCTATACTAACCCTTATTCCACCACCTGTTGAATTTCTTGTTCCATCTACAAACTGCACTATTGTTGCAGTTGAATCTGCTCTTTTCTCATTCCAATATGTAACCGGTCTTGTTAGTGATTCAGTGTGAATGTTTGGATTGCATATCTCTCTTAGTGCTCCTTGTGCCTCATCTCTTCTTTCCTTAACATATTGAATGGTGCTATCTTTTATAGATTTACGATCATTAACAATTGCTGATTGTTGTTTTTCTTTTAGCTCTTGAGTTGCCTTTGCTAATTGCTCTGGTGAGAATCCATCCTGTTTATTTACGGCCAGCATATCTTTTTTGATTTCAGAAAATCCAATTTGCCTGGCTTTTTCGTTTTCTGTTTTTATTTTCTTTTCTTGCTCTTCAATGTTTTGCTCTAGTTTGTTAATTTTTGCGTATTCAACATCTAGGGTTTTTTGTGTTTCAAGATAATTCTTTACATCTTTTGCTTCTCTATATTGCACGGCCTTGTCTCTTAGGGGTCTTGCTTTTGCCCTAAGTTCCTCTAATTGTTTTTGTGATTCAGTAATATTATTTTTTGCAGAATCTATTTCTTTTAGTGTATCTTCTGACTTCTTGATAACTGCTTGTCTTACTGAATCAAGTTCCTTTTGATTGCCTTTAATGGCTGATTCGAGAGATGCCCTTTCCTTGCTGTCATAGTCCTTTTTTGAGTTTGGAAATTTAGACTTCTTTTCATCTGTTGGCTTTTTCCCACCAGGTGGAGGAAGTGGTGGTGGGGGTGGTGGAAGTGGTGGCTTAGGCTTTGTTCCTGTTGGTGTTGGCTTTACTGGTGTTGGCTTAACTGGCTTGGGTGGAATCTTTCCACCTGGGCGTTTTGGCTTATAGCCACCAACAAGTTTTGGCCTTCCATAGCCATTTGCACAGCTATTCTCATCATCAAAAGTTCCATCATCCTTCATTCCACACGGGTTAAGATTTGCTTCTGCAACAAATTCTGTTGTCTCTTGTGGCTCTGAAAGGTTCTTGTCCCTTGACTCCATCTGGCCAACCACTTTCTTTGCCCAGGAATAGCCAGCATCACCACCCCATCCATTCCAGGCTTGCCAGCCCTTGCCCTGCTCATCCCAGGTTTCACCCTTCTTATCGACTTCATGGCGATCAAAGAATGCCTTCATTCTGCGGATTGTATCTGGGGAGAACTTGACCCCATTGATCAAATCCCGCGCCCTGGCTATGCCTACAGCTGTCATTCCCTTTTGGCTGGCTGATTTCCCTTCCCTTACATCCAAAGCCCTTTTAGCGGCCTCACTGGCTCCCTGTGGTGGGGTAAAATCAATACCATCATACTTGCCTAACTCAATCCCACCCATCATCCCAGCAATGAGCATTTTAAGCTCTTGCTTGTTTAGGCTAGCTAGTGCTTGTTGAGTTTCTTTTTTTTTATCTGTAATTGGCCCGCCAACAATCCAGGCATCGCAGGTTCTTTTAGCCGCACATTTGAAATCAAAAATTTCACAATATCCAAGGTCTCCACCAAGTGCCACCTCATTTGCATCTTCACCAATTCCATTTTTAATGCAACCCAGTAGCTTGCTGGTCTGATTGAATGCGGCGCAATTACCACAAAGCATTTTCTTTGCTGTTGCAACATCACCCTGGAACTCATTGGCCTTTGCCTCCCAGTAGTCCTCATTTGGTTCATTTGGATTGGCTGGCCCGTAGTTAGCTTTATCAACTGCTGTCTGTCTGTTCTCTAAATTAAGCTTTATATCTTGAGTTGGTAGTGGGCATTTTAATTCTTCCAGGCCTGTTGGAGGAACTGGGGCTTTTGGTATTTCTGGAACTGGAGCTCCTCCCTGGCCTTCATCCTTTTGACCATCCTGGGCGGCTTGTTTTTCTTTTTCTGTGGTTGGAATGATTTTTCCAGACTGCACACCAGCAACAATTCCGATGGCCTGTTCCCTTGAAATAGTTGGGAATGCGGCTGTGATAACTGAAACTGCACCCTCCTTGGACAATGCACCAGCCGCAACTGCATTGATAACATTGATAAGAGAGGCAACCTGGGCTCCATTGAGGCTCTGGCCAATAACATCCTCTTGCCCTGCCACTGGCTGACCATCTTGGGTTGTTTGCCCTGGTTGGCCTTGTTGCACTGGCTGGCCTGTAGGAAGCAGAATTTCAGAAACTGCCTGGGCTGGAACTCCATATTCCTTTGCCAGGTCTTGAATCATCTTGGTCTCAATGGCTCTTGCCCTAAAGGCGGCCTCAACATCCATACCCCTTTCGGAGTAAATATCTGAAGCAGTTCTCAGTCCAGCCTTGAACTCTGCAATAGCTGATGCCGACTCCCGTCCAAGGTCGATAGATACATTGGCTCCAAAGTTAAAAAAGCCCTTGGTTGTTTTGGCTCCATTCCCACTGATCATTCCCCTGGCTACAGCATCAGCAATAACAATGTTCTTGATTGGGCTAAGAACCTTATCATTGAGAAGCTTCTGGTATCTGTTGAAGGTTCTTCCAGCCTGTTGCATTTCAAGCCTGGCTGTGGGGCCGGACATGGCAGATGGGTCGACAGCAAAGGAGTATGGGATTCCAAGTCCCATGCAAATGTTTCTCAGCAAAATTTTATGGAACTCTGCAAAGGCTCCACTGGGTCTGCTGGGGCCGTCTGGGAAAATAATGTCCTCTCCAGGCTCAAGATAACTAACCTTTCCAGATTCCATTGATTCCAACTTAATTTGTTGATTATCAAAGTTTTCTTCTGTGGTTAATGCACTAAGGTCAGAGGCATTGTTGTTCGACCTCTTCACAACTGCGCTCTGTGAACTGGCAACCTTTGCGGCCAGTTTTTCAAAGTTCACAATGTCATAAATATCAGTGGCATCATTGATGGCTGTATGAAAAGCAGACACACCTCTGTATTGGTCAATCCTAAGTGGGTCAAAGTAGTGGAATGCCTGGCTTGCTGGAATAGTTGCCTGGTATGTATAAAAATCTCCAATGCTACGATTATAAATATCATAAGCAGTAGGAGCACCAGTTCCCCTATCAATGTGAATACCGCCAATAAGCTCCAAGCTTGTATAAGTTTTGTAAGGGTCGCCGAGTCTATCAGATTCAATTCCCTGGAGCCTCAAGTCTCCATCTTTATCTCTGACCAATACAAAAAGAAAATCTCCATCTCGGAGCATGGACATGGTTGCAACCTGCATAAGGGTTGAGCCTGTATGTCTGGTTGATAGGTCACAATTCTCAAACCACTGATTCCAATAGGCTTCAATTTCAGTATTTACCTTGGGCTTATCTGTCCTGGCCTGGTATGTGATATTTGATGCAACATGGCTTGCAAACTTCATCAAGATGGAGCGAACAAGGCCATTGTTTTCAGCCAGGTCTCTTGCCCTCTTCATCAGTTCTACACGATCATAATTTGATCTATAGTCCTCTGCACCAGATAGATTGCTCGGCCCACGCCTTTCCCTGGTGTATTTTACTGCATCATATTCAAACTTTGTAAGGGCTTTTTTAGCCATCAGCCTTTGAACCCCTGCCTGGGGATTTACAAACGAAACAAGCTTGTCCAGGAATGTCTGCTTAAGCTTCATGGGCCGAATTTTGCATAGGTGGTTCTGATTCTTGTGCCAGATGCAGATTGAATTGCAATAGTCAATTCTGCAATAATCTCTCTCACCTCAGATAGATTGGCTCTGCTGAATGATCTTCCAGCAATAGAATAACTTGCACCTGCCACCGCAATTGCCTCCAAGCAAGTAATATACTTATCACGCAGGGAATTTAAGGTGGCAATGGGCAAACCAATAAAATCACCCTTCGCCATGTTCAATCTCCTCTGTCAAGCCTGCGGGCATGATCTTCAGCCTCTTATGTAAGGCCGCACCCACAACGGCCATGCATTCACAATCAAGTAAGTGGTTATGCTTGCCTATCTGCTTCCACACCCTCCTGGTTCTTCCTGTCATTGGGTTCTTAACCTCAACCTTGGTTTCAGATGAGATGTGAACTTTCCAGACTTCTGGTGTGTCCTCTGCAATGAAGCCGTCTGTTTTTAGAAGGTTTGCCAAGATGTCCTTGATTGCTGGGTTTGACCACCTCCAAACTGGGCAAAGCTTCCATTTCCAGCCTTCCCTAGAGCCAACATTCTTACCACTGAATGGGTCTCCATTTGCAATTCTGGCATAAGGTCTTTGAACTCTTTGCTCACCCACAATCTCTGAAAAACTTGATCTATCTGAACCAACCAGGGCAATAAAGCCCCATTGGCAACAATGCAAATAAACATCACGAGTCTGGTCACCAGAATCAATGAACACTGCTTTAGGCTCAACATTGAACTCATCTGCCTTGGCTTTGATGTCTCCCCAGGTTTCAAGCCTTCCAGCCCATACCAATCTGCTTTTGCCGTCCATATCCCAAGCCCTCACAACACACCAAGCATGGAAGCCGCCGGCCTCTTGAATATCACAGGCCATGACAAGCTTTTCACCCATGTTCACTTCCCCAAGTTTATATTTACCTGGGACAATCTCCACCCTCTCTTGGTCGTGCTCCATCCATGGCTCTGCAAGAACCCTGTTCACAAAGTCCTGTAGCCCTATGATTCCACTATGCTTATCTTGTAAGAACTTAACTGCAAGGCTTCCAAAGGTTACCCATGGTGGATATAGGCCATTCAAATGATACGACCTTCTGCCTGGTTCACCCTTGGGGTTGGTTGGCCTCCACTCACCATCCCTCAGCATCATTGTTTTGTGGCCATCCCTAATTGGCTTCTGGCAGTTTTCACATTCATAATAGGCTGAATTTTTCACAATCCCAAAATCATAGACACCATCTTCCAGCTTTGCCTTTTCATCCCACTTCACCCTCTCCCAAATAAGTTTTTGTTTGTGGCCGCAATGGGGGCATGGAACAAAGAAAAACCTCATATCTCCCTTTTGCCACTCTGCCCAGATGATTGAATCTGCTGTGGTTGGTGTGCTGGTAGAAACAACCAGGTGATTTGGATAGGTTGCAACCCTGGCTTCTGCCAACTGCAATGCCCCAGCTTCTTTTGAGTTTGTGCCGTCAGAAAATTTATCAACCTCATCGAGCATCAAAAGTGAAACCGACCTAGAGGAAAGATTGGCTGGGCTGTTTGAGCCCACAAACCAAAGGCTCATCTTTCTGAAGTGCTGTTCGAGTATCTTTATTTTGTCTGTATTCTCTGGCTTTTCCTTTGCCAGCACAGGGCAATCATCCACCATTGGCAACCACCTGGTTTCAGAGAATGATCTTGCCAGTGCTTCAGATGGCATTACCCAAAGTGCTGGGCATGGTTCAACTGCCAGCCTGTAGGAAAGCCCCGCAAGAATTGTGGTTGTCTTGGATGTCTGGGCTCCCCACACCAGGGTAATTCTTCTCACAGAATCATTCCCAAAAGCCTCCAGTGGCTCCCTCACATAGGGTGTAAGATTGGTGCTATAGGGGCCGGGTATGTTTGTGATTCTTGGTGAAAGAACCAGGCTCTGCTCACACCATTCTGAAATTGATAATTGCTTCTTGGGAATCAAGAAGCTCTTCATGAAAGGAACAAGCTTCATTCATCTAAACAGCAGGTAGCCTTTTGAGTATGCCTCAATTGAGTTGCTGTGAATCCAGTTGTGGCAAGTCATGCATACTGCCATGAAAAATTCTTTCTCATTAAGCCTCTCTCCAAACCTTCCCCTTTTGTGGTGGATTTGATCTGCCTTTTTCCAACATCTTTCACATAGTGGATTGTGCTGAAGATACTCAAGCCTCACAGCAGAATAAACCTTGTTCTGCTTTGCTCTTTTCTTTGAAACAGGCTTTAGCCTTCCACCTCTCTTGAGCGGTGTCTTTCTTTTTAGTGGTGATCGTTTCATTTTAGAATGTCATCAAGAATAGAACCAAGGATGCACACTACAACAAGGCCAACCAATAGTAATAAAAAACTTTCATTCATTTGAATGCCTCATCTTCTGTTTTCTGAATGGTAATCATCAATTGATCTACTGCATCTTGAATTGCTTTTTTAGAGCATTCTGGGTCACTTGGATTTGCCCTGGTTGCAACTGATGATGGCATAGCATCCAGTAGTGAACGGATTTGAGAGAGGAACTTAGAAAGAGTTTCTTGAACTTCGTCTGCCGAAAGTGTTTGTCGAAGCCTAGCCTTTTCCTCTTCATGACATCTCTTGGCATCTTCATAGCCCTTCCTGGCTTCATTATGGGCATGGATTGCGGCTTTGATTTGGAATATGTTGTCTGTTTTAAGTGCTTTTCCAACCTTGCTGGCCGCTGATAGCTCAATTCTTTCTGCCCTAAGAACCCTTCCCAGGCTTGTGCTTGCTGAAATATCCTCATTGGATATTGCATCTGGTTCTGGTTGTTCATTGCTTTCTTGGCTTGGCTCTACTGGAATGGCGTGTTTCTTTGGCATCTTCATGTTCTCCAGCCTCCATCGCATGGCTGAAGCTTCTGACTCCAACGGCATTCCCCTTTTTACCATTCTTGAAATTTGTCCTGGAGTATATCCCCATTTCTGGCAAAGCTCTTTTTGTCTTATCATAAACTAGCTTAACTGCTGAAGGGTAATCTTCATTCATCACAAAGGTCTGCCACAGGCTTTGCATTTTTCACCATCTGCTTTTTTGTCCTCATCCTCTGGTGGTGCTTGCTCCATTAGGTCAGCAAGTTCATCGGCACCAAACCCAGTAATGTCCAAATCTACCTCTCCAGTGTCCAGTTCTTCAATTAGGTCTTTGAGTTGTGGCAGGTCAAACTCTCCACTCAATTTATTCAGAGCTATATTTGCTGTCTTTTCTTTTTGTTCATCCAGCCATACTGCCCAGACATCTACAACATCCACACCCATGGCCATATAACATTTGAGTCTTTGGTGGCCTCCAACAATTCTACCTGTCTTGGCGTTCCAGGTGATGGGCTGGAGATTCCCCAACTCATGCAAGCTTTTTGTGAGCCTTCCAAGGGAATCACTAGAAATTGTTCTGGGATTGTATGATGCTGGAATTAGTTCAGAGATTTTCTTCTGAATCAGTGTTGGGAATTTTTGGTCTTTATTCATAAAGCTTTTTATATCAGTTTTTTACAATATGGTTTTTTAAGCAACTCGCACAAAGACTCGTCGGCTCGGAACC